GGATGAGATCTTTTTCTCTGACAATAGAATAACATAACCGGCTAAAGCTTTTACACTTGATGGCAAATTCATTTAGCGAAATCACAACAGCAGAACTTTGGGCAGAATCTCGTCTAATAACTATTCAGCTTTCTAGACCATCACCTACTGCTATTGAATTATCTTGGACTATTCCATCAAGTGTAAAAGCTTTAGCCGGTTATGTTATTCTATTGTCAGAGAAAAAGATCTCATCCGTCAATTATCCAATAGATTCCCAAAGATACATTCCATCTTTAGATTTAGCTAATCCTGAAAGTGAAATAGAGGATGCGCAAGTTGTAGGCGTAGCGTACGCTGCTTTTGGTGACTCAGTAGCTTCAGGTTCTTTAACAGTTATTAATGTTGATCCAAATAAACTATATTATGCAAGCGTTCATGGTTGCTCAAACATTCTACAGTATTATCCATATGGCATTCAATCATATCCACTAGACAGCGCGCGGATTGAAAAGGCGCCTACGGTTTTTGGTGGAAACATTGATCAAAACGTAGGACCTCCTTTAAACCCAACGCTTGGACAAGTTTACTATGATCCAACCACGAATAAAGTTCAGATGTGGTCAGGGATGGCGTGGGTTCCAGCTGGCACAGGCTCCGTAAAAACTGGTAGCGATGCAGATCGTCCTACCGGAGATGCCGCAACTACCGGTACCTTCTTCTACAACAAAGATAACAGAGAATTACAAATCTTTAATGGTACATCTTGGACAAAAGCAAATAATGACCAAGAAGGTGTGCCGATGGTTGACAAAACTTCTGTTGGTACAACTGGGTCTTATCAAGAGCGGCTCAGATTAGCTGGAGTTCTCAAGAGACAACTCGGCTATCCTGCGGTGTGTAATGAATTAAATGAAGAACATTTCAACATTGCAATCGATAATGCGATCGAAACATTCAGATCACGCGCTGATAATGCTTATCAAAATCAATTTATCGTAATGCCATTACAGTTAGATCAAAGTTTATATTATCTGAATGACCCAACAATTGGCACCGATAAGGTCGTAAGCGTTAATAAAATTCACCGCATTTCAACTATCGGTTTTAACGCGTATGGTGGTGACGCCGCAGTTTATTCACAGATTTTCTTCCAGCAATTCTTATATGGCGCGTCAATTGATATTTTATCAGTTCATTTAACGCACCAGCTCGCTGAAGAATATGAGCGCGTCTTTGCTGGTAATTTCCAATTCACGTGGAATGAAGCAAAAAGAGAATTATTAATTCTTCGTAAAATCTTCAGAGAAGAAAGAATCGTTCTTGACTGTGTGATGGAAAGAACAGAACAAGAACTTCTTTCTGATCGTTACGCCAAACAGTGGTTACAAGCTTGGGCAGAAAGCGAACTCATGATGACCCTTGGTCACATACGTTCTAAATATGGTAATTTGCCAGGCCCCAATGGTGGCATTACTCTGAATGGCGCTGAACTTATTTCCCAAGCAACTGAAATGCAAGTTGAACTCCAACGTCAGCTAAATGATTATGAAGTTGGAAATGGTGGCGTGGAATTCGTGAACACTGGAATTTTGATTGGATAATAGATGACAACTGGACCATATACTCCTCCGGATCTATGCGTTGGAACTTGGCGGCTTAATGACGCGGATTCGGAGTGTCTACAAAATGAAAAGAAGATTCAAGAAGAATATGTGGCGGAACAGTTGGCTATTGCCGGCGTTCCTCTTAACGTATTTAAGTTACTTGGAGTTCATGAACAAGGTCGTTTAGTCGATTTAACCGGCAGTGGTTCAGCATTATCGAGTGGTGCCGCAGCTGGATATGCCGCATCTAATGCATTCATAACTTCGCCAAGTTTGACATGGAGATCAGCGCAAGTAGGAACCGCAGTGGTCACTACACCGTCATACATTGGATATAATTTTGGCACTAAGAAAAATCCTCTTGGAGGTCAAGCATACGGTCCGCCTGCACCAGTATTTCAACACATTACTACCATTAAAATTCAGCAAAGCTCAAATCCTAATAAAAGAGCGCAACAGATAAAAATAGAACGTGCCGATGGCAAGGTTGAAGCACAAGCGCCTAGTTTTACTGGCGCAGGAAATGGCACATTAACAATAACGTCAATTGAACCTGCAGCTACACAAGATTTATTAACTATAACAGCAACTTCCCCAACAAGCTTCACCGTGGCAAGCGTAAGTGCTGGTATAATTGGAACAGCGGCGCTAGGCGTACCATTCAGAAGTTCAATAGTGTGTTTAACAGTTTCTGCTGGGACAATACCATTTGCCATTGGAGATACCTTTTTCGTCGAACTTCATTTAGCTTGGCAGAGAGTTGATATTGTCAATTTGCCGAATACCGGAAATTTAGAAACAGTAAATCTAAAGCAATCGGCGCCAGCTCCATATTGGAGAATTATTCCAACAGCTTTTGCCGGCATCGGCAGTTCAGAATCTTGGGAAGTAATTCAACTGCAATTAATGGATTATCAGGCGACTTCATTAGACAACATTCAAGACATGCTGTTACAAGAAAATCGTGATAGAGATTATGCCTCCTCATCAGTTCAAATTTTCTGTCAATATTCACCAGCTGATAATTTTGGAGATTTGGGAAGATTCGGTTTGAACATTGCAGAGCAATACGCATTCACTGTTTCATTTGCTGAAATGGTTAGAGCATTAGGACGTCCAATAGTTGTTGGCGATATTATCGAGCTTCCGGCCGAAATGCAGTATGATCATAATCTCAGACCAGTTAAAAAATATTTAGAAATTGTTGACGCCAGCTGGGCCGCTGATGGCTTTAGTCCACAGTGGCGCCCACTAATTTATCGCTTCCAAGCTCAACAGCTTATCCCATCTATTGAGACTCGAGATATAGTTGGACCAACCCCGTCACAGCTTATTGTTGACGATGCTTCATTCTTTGACGAAATTCAACAAATAAATAAAGCTGCGCTGGACGCCACAAAAGCAATTGAAGCTGAAGCAAAAGATGCGGTGCCAGAAATTGGTCAAGATTCTCAATCATTAGCAAGTGGCACAAAAGCAAAGTCGAGTACAGAAGAAAGACCAAATACGACTGATGCGCAAGATGCTTATATTGAAGATGCGCTGCCACCTGCTGGCGTAAGTTATTCTGAAGGTTATGAGCTGCCAGACATACCAAGCTCAACCGATGGACAATATTTTAGATTAAATTATCCAGAATCTACAAATATTCCTTCAAAACTCTTTCGTTATTCAGCCTTGAAGAATAAATGGATATATCTTGAAAGCGATCGTAGAAATGAATACAGCTCATTTAAACCAAGTGTTCGAAAAATTTTAACCAGCACCACTAAAAAATCTATAAAGAAAAAATAATTATGACAAAAAATTTTAAAAGCATAGTCGACACGAAGGAATTCAGTCTTCTGCTGCTAAGTAAACAGCTCGACGTAGTTAAAAAGAACTTAGATAACGCAAATGATTATCTGCTTCAGGCCCTTGAACAAGCAAATCAGGGTGAAGTTTCAGAAGATCTGCAGACTGAGCTGTTAAAATTCCGAAATGATCTTATGATTGTAGAAAACGATTTTGCGAAACTGCATTTAAAAATTTCAACTGAGTTTTTGCCAAAAGCTAAATTAATAAAGACCAAATTATGATCAATGAATATTTCTATGATGAGCAGCTGAGATCATACATTCTACAATTTTGCGCAATTTTCACTGGTCTCCAGGTCAAATCAGGAAAAGGTGAAAATGGTGAAATTATTACTGTGCCAGTGCCTATTCACGTCGGCAATAAGGATCGAGTGGTTGCGGCGATTGGCGCAGGGAATACGTTAAATCGTACGTTTTATCTGCCGATCATGAGTGCTTACGTGCAAGGAATTGAACTCGCACCAGAACGTAGGAAAGGCGTTGGATATAAAGATGCTAAGGTATTCATGGAGGCAGGTGGTGTGTATCCAGACGACCTCCGTGTCGCTACAAGAATCATGCCTATACCATATACACTGTCAATAGAATTAGCGATTTACGCGTCTAATACTCAGCAGATGCATCAAATTCTCGAGCAAGTACTAATGCTTTTCGATCCAACTCTGCAGATACAAACTACTGATGCGGCGTTCGACTGGACAAAAATTACGACAGTTGAACTTACTGGCATTAACAATGAGGAAAATTACCCGATCGCAACTGATCGCAGAATTCTCGTGTGGTCACTAAACTTTTCATTACCGATTTGGTTAAGTCCGCCGATGGACGTGCGTGATGAAATTGTGCGTACTATTAAAATTCGTCTTGGTGATTTAGATGGATTTAATCCATTGGAGTTCGATGAAAATGGAGAACTTCAACCATTTCAAACAGTGTATGGTG